GGTTGCCTGTGCCTGTTTCATCAATAATGCTATTGCTACCATCGTGATAAATCTGCAAGTCAGACCCAGCACCAAAGATGGCCTTGTCGTTGTCGCCAAAGGTGATATCAGCAGATGTAGTGAGGCCATCTGTTGTGATTACGCCTGTGACATCTACGCCTGTGTTGGTGGTTTCAAACTTTGGGCTAGCATTATAAAACAGACGCACTTGTGCGCCAGCCGTTGCGTAAATCATATTTGCACCAGCAGCACTTTCAATCTGCACGTTGTTTGAGCCTTGTAAATACAAGTCCCCTGTGCCTGCGTCTTTTACATAGCTATTCGACCCATCGTGGTAAATCTGTAAGTCAGACCCAGCACCAAAGATGACCTTATCGTTGTCGCCGAAGGTCAGGTCGCCTGTCAGAGACGCACTATCGAAGGCAGGGCTTTCCAGCGCAACCGCGCCGGTAGACACATCCTTGAGGTCAGCCATAACCTCGCGGATGGCGTTGTTAATGCCAGCCGGGGAGCAGCCCTCGGAGATGTCGATGGACTGGATATCGGTGTTGCTGCTGTTCGTAGCCGAATAATCGCGGATACTGTTCTTTGCCATTATTTTCTCCTAAAGGCGACTGCCTTATTTATAGCACTATTCTTGCTCACCTGCTAGTAGACCGCTTTGAGAGGCGGCTGATGCACCCATAAGGCTACCGACAATGTTTTTAGCCTGTTGCGAGCTTGGGTTCATATTAGCAAGACGTATAACAGCATCAATGCTATCATCGCTAGCAAGTGCTTTAGCTATGGTTCTATAGGCTACTTCTGATGGTTTCTCTATAACGTCTGAGAGCAATCCAGCAGGGCGTGTAAATTCAGCACCAGTTATCTTCTTAATGGCACCGGCAACGGTACCAGGAACGTCAGGGGCTACTGGCTTCATAGCAGCAAACTTAGGCACTTCTGCTGTGCGTCCAAGGACATCAAGCATATTGTTTATTCCAAGAACTAGCTCGTCTGGGTCTTGCTTTTTTGCGAGAGCAACACCACGCAAAAGCTCGTTCATATTAGCTTTCCCGCGTTGAGTACCCCTTAAAGCAGCCTCTACTTTTGCGCCTGGCTTTGCCTTGCTCAAAGCCTTGTCTGCTTCTGACTCCATAAGAAACTTTACAATCTTAGGGAATGTTTTAGGATTTTGCTTGTTCATTGCTTTTGCGATTTTCTTAATATCTTCTGGCCCCACAAGGTCTGGGTTAGATATTAGGTTTGCTACACGATTTGCTGTAACACCTTCCTCAGCCATATTTCTTATTCCTGTAGCGTCAAAATCAGCCATAATTGTATTACTAAATTTTGCATACGCTGCCTTACCTGCACGAAACTCAGGCACATCTTCCAGTATTTTCTTTAAGTCCGTGACAAGAGGCCCGATTGTGCCGCCAACAGCTTTCTTATTAGCGTCTACATATGCCTGCATTTCTGAGCGAACCTGCTCTAAGTTTCTGGCAGTAACGCTAACATCTTCCGGAGTATCCAAGAGCATCTTGAACCTCTTGGCAGCCTTTTGAATTTTGCCACCCTTTGGGGCAGATGCGGCTTCAGACTCGATAGACTCAATAATGCTGTTTATTCTTGATTTTTCATCGGGAACAAGAGCCTCAGAGAGTTTTCCGTAACCGGCTCTGTTAGCAAACTTTGTTCTCGCTTTTTCAACCCTTCGTATCGCTTCTGACGCTGTTTTTTGCGCTTCCATAGCCATACCAGTAGGACGAATAGGAGCTTCATCAACCTCAAGCAAACCACGGCGAGTAGCTTCTGCTATCTCTTGCTGACGACCAGCTAATCGTGGCTCAAGAATAGCGCGACCTGCCTGTGACCTTACGACATCTTCTGCTAAGGTGCGAAGTTGCGGCGCGTCTAATGTTTCTACTGCTGTTAAAGGAACGCCCACTCGTTTAGATTGAGCTTCCATTGCCCTGCCTGCTGGAATGTCAGCACCTTGTAATGCCTCACGCATCATACGAGCCGCAGCAGCGGGGCGTGTACGAGCTTGTAACAAGGATTGTGCTACTGCCTGTGCGCCGCCTGCTACACCGCCTAAAACCTCCGAATCAGTAGCCTCTGTCACGCCAGCAGCAGTCAAGCCAGCAGGCGCACCAATTCGTAATGGCGCACTTTCTAATATTTGACGACCTACAGATGGGCCAGCAACGCTAGGAAGCTCAGCGGCAACATCTCTACCTAATGCTTTAGCAATCTCTTTGCCGCCCCTAACAAATGGCCCCCCGCCTAGCATAGCCGCACTAAATTCAACAGGTGTTTTTACCATCCTGCCGGTAGTTGTCTTAGGCTCGTAAGTAGCACCCAATGCCCTGGGTATTGCCATTTCAGTGTATTGCTTGGTTGTTGGGAACACAGAGCGCGGGTCAATGTCATAATTTAACGCTCTACCTGCCTGCCTAGCTAAAGTTTCTACATCACCAAATACACCTGGGATAGCTGACAGGCCAGTAAAAAGGCCGGACTGAGCAGAATACCCAATATCTTTTAAGGAGCGTAAAATGTCCTGTCCTACGCTTGTTGTTTTTGAGGTTTTTGCTTTAACCTTTTCATCCGCATTTTGTTTAGGTGAAGCTGTGCCAATATTGCTAAGGGCTTCGTCAAGAAGCATTTTTGAATAATCTGTAGCCATTAGCCAAAAATCTCCTTGATTCTAACCGCCGTTTCTTTAACAGCTTCTTCTTTTGACATACCGCCGTCTATTAATTCTTTTTCTATTTCCGCACCTTTTTTATTAATGATGCGAGGCATATCGTTAAGACGAATAGTTTTTCCGTTCATTTTGAATTGAGCATCTGTTTCAAAGTCAGCATCAAGAGTCTCAGATGAACGCTGTTGATAATCGTAAGAAATATCTATTCCCTCACTAAGAAAATACTTTGCTCGTTGCTCGGCTCTCTTAACCTTTTCGATAGCATTCCTCAGCTTCTCTTGGAACACAGCAGGAGAGTCGCCGTCAAAAATTCCCTGCCCAGGCTGAGGCAAGGCCAATGAAAGCCTTTCAGCTTCCTTGACTGACATTTGTGCGCCAGTAATGTCTCTAATGTATTGGTTGACCGCCTCAATGGCGTTCTGCTTGAATCTAGCAAATTCCTTTAGCTCATTTTGTTCATCCGGTGATGCCACACCAAATTTATCTTTTCCGGCCAACCAAACTTGGTTTATTCTTTCTGGAACTTGTAAATACTTCTCATCAAAGGTTTCTTGAATATCAAGAAGCAAATCTTGAGTGCCTATAGACTTAACTACATTGTCTTGCTGCTCTTTTATCTGTTGCTTTACCAATGACATTTTTGGCTCTCCATCGGAACCAATCGTAACACTCACATCTGTGCCGCCTTTTTTCTTCGCAAGCTGCTCTTTTACAAAGTTAATGGCATCTTGGCCTTTAAGCCCAAGCCTGTCAGCAGCGACAAATAACTCATCAACATCTAAGCGTTCCTGAGCCTTTACTCTTCTTTCCTCAAGGCCATACTCTTTAGCCTTTTGCTCACGCTCGTACTTCTCTTTTTCAGCAGCAGCCTCAGCAGCAGCTTTCTTCTCTTCAGCAGCGGCGATAGCATCACGGCGAGCCTGCATAGCCTCAATGCCCTTCTCAGCACCTGCGCCAAGGATTTGACCCAGCGTGTAGGGCTGGTCTTGATAACCGCCAAGCTGCATTAATGTACGCCCAGCAGCACCTAACCCAGCCATCTCTGGGGTGCCAGCAGCAGGCAACATACCTGACAAGCCTGCTCTCTCAGCAGCCTCAGCGGTGGACATAGATGGCTTACGAGTAGGCGCAGCAACGGTAGCGCGAGGGCCAAGACCATATGCAGCCAAAAGCTCTGCTTGGCTTTTAGGACGCTGTGCTTGGCGCATAGCACCAGCCTGCAAACCCTGTTGAGCATACATATTTCTTGCGTTCATCATCTGAGCAGTGCTTGAAGGCTGTTGCTGCATCATAACGCCGCCAACAGTAGGACGTATTCCAGCACCTAATTGTACCGGCCTCACAGTATTTCGTAGGGTCGGTATCTGCATTGGAACCGTTCTATATGGGCCGAATGTATCTGCCATTTAACTCTCCTAACCCAACAAGCTCAATAAACCGCCGCCAATAGCACCAGCACCGCCAGAAAGCCCAGGAATCATACCGGCAAGCTGTGCGCCTTGCATTGCGCCACCAAGGAATGATGCGGCTGGCTGACTATACTGTGGCTTATATTGTGTCTCGCCAAGCTGACCACCCTGCACAGATGCAATATACTGCGCTAGTTTTTGCTGTGGGCGAGCCTGCTCGAACTGATAACGCTCGATGTCAGCGGCAAGTTCTGCCTGCTGTTGAGCCTCACGAGCTGCACCAACGCCTGCTAGTGTCTGTAGGTCAGCCATACCAAACTGTCGTGCCGAAGGAGCCTGCTGGATAGCAGCCTGCTGTGCCTCATAAGCAAATGGAGCTAGTGCCTGCCCCAAAGCTGCTTGCTGATAGCCTGAGCCATAACGACCAGCTTTAGCAGCTTGTGCCTGCACCTGCTCAACAACTGGACGGAATGCAGCGGCCTGTAGCGGGTTAGTACCCATCAGGTTCTGCATCACAACATCTTGTACGCCCTTGATGAAGGGGCTACCAGTTATAGCTTGCTGTCGAATGCCAGATAAAGCCATTTCAGACTCTGGTGAAAAGCCAACAGTGGTTTGACCAGGATAATACTGAGGTGTCGGTGACTCATAAAGCTGTTTTGCTTCTGAGAGACCATATTCAATAAATGGCTTTTGGAACTCAGGGGGTTCTATAGTCGTACCCTGTACCGTTCTTACATTACCGCCGCCTTTGCTCATCTTATATTTCCTTTATCAATACAGTTGACGCTGGCTTATAGTCCTTTAGCTGGCGTTCCCAGCCCTTGCGTCCGATAATTTCCATTCCATCGCATCCGTGGCTTCTAGCCCATTCAACAATGCTTTTCTCAGCCTCTATAAGCTCATCCATATCGCCGCCTGCCAACCAAATCCTGCATACGGCTCTTTTCGGGTAGTCAACTATCTCAGTCACTATAACAGAATTTTCAAGTGGAAAAAACTGTGCGCTACCGTCCTTTATAGCATCTACAACGTGTAGAAGGCTATGCGTATCACCAGAGTACGCAAGTGCGGCTTCAATGTGGTGAGCTAAACGCTCTAGTTCATCCAATGATGAGGTAGGCAAAACGTGCATCGTGTCCTGCATTTGAATAATTAACAACCATAGTTCCGTTTGTACTTGTGCTGTCTATGTATGGGTTGTGATGCCAAGGGTCGTGGTCGACACCAGTAAAAAACACTAAGCTACTTGTTGAATAACGAGGCTCGTCAACAGTTACCTGAGTTGTGGTGGCTAATAATGTAACATATCCGATACTATTTAAACCGCCATTGATTGTGCGGTTTAGGACTTCCGCAATCTCACGAGTTGTTGCTGTAATAGGATTCAAAATCCTAAAGTTTGTTACACGTTCTGTTGTTGTCATCGCCTGCCGACCTTCCTAGCCTCGATGTCCATACCCTGTGCATATGACCACTGGCCTGACAGCACCATCTTAGCCCTATGATAGCGGTCTTGCGCTCTGAACGGCACAAACCCAGCGTCATTAACGCTACCAGCCGCTGTGTAGGCCACTAGGTCTGTATGTGCGCCTCTAAGCCCTATAGCTACTGTTACAGTGCCATCCTCGTGGTAAGGATACGCTCTTGTCACAATCGTGTGATTTCCTGTGGCAATGCCTGTCTCGCCAGTAACAATAGTGCCTTCTAGCGGGTCTCCAGAGAATGAATAAATCTTATCGCCCAATGCACCGCCAAACAGGTACTGACCGCCCTTATACAAAGAGCTATCGAGAGACGCTGGCAACGCATCTACTGATGCAGCAATCTGGTCTAGCCCCTCTAGCGTGTATGCAGCAGTGAAGAATGGTGCCACAAGGTCAGCGCGAACTGTAGCGTATGACCACCTATTCAAAGCATAGTTGTAGATAAGCAGGCGGTCTGGCGTTGTGTCGATGGCACTATTGCTGACATATGACCAAATAGCTAACTGGTTTTGCGGGTCAACCACAGAGGTCATCTTGTCTTTGTAGCCAAAGTTAAAATCATCAAAAAACCAACGGTTAATCTTTTCTGCACCGATTGGTTGTGATTTAGAGCCATCAAAAGCATAAAAGCCGTCATCTGACAAATAAAATACCAAACTACCAATGTTACAGACAGAGCCAGCAACCTGACAGCCGCGAGCAGTCTCGACCTTATCGAACTGCCAGATTAGCGGTGGGCCAGTATATGTGGCGCGAACAATAGCTCGCTCCATAAGGATAGTGGCATATTCACCGCCTACCAAGCCGGTAATCGCGCCAGCGTCAGGGATGTCCTGGAAATCAGATTGCTCTGTGCCAGCCGTCCAAGCTGTCGTGTCGTTAAACCCAGACCAATAGCAGCGATACGGCACACGACCAGAACCCTCGTCAATATTTGCAACCCATACAAAATCACGCACAGCAGCAATGAAATCAGCCTTTGGGGCATCTGTAGATAATACGCTAAATGCGCTGTCAGTAGACACGTTGAACTTTTGCAGCTCTTCACCAACACCACCAGCAGCAATAACCTCTTCACCGAACTTGACGAAACGCCAACGCTCTTCTGATGTGAGCGAATAACCGCCTACCGCACTAACGTCATCAAGCGTAGAACCTGTCTGATTAAAAAGGTATAATTTACCGCTATCACCAGCAAACAGCTTTACGTTGCCGGTTTTGTCTTTAGCTGAAAATATGCCTAAAATAGTGCTATCCGCACTATCAGAGTAAGCCACAAACTCACCAAGGCTGCGATAGCCATTATAGGCAGGCACCACGTTATGTGCATCAATAACGCCAGCATTTAAGTAATCAGGCTGGTCAGGCAGCCATTCTCCGAACTGTATCATTGTGTCGCCCAAACCTCACTGCCTACTGTTACAGTACCCCAAATCTCGCTTCCTATAGCAACATCACTCCATACTTCTGAGCCTATCGCCACATCGCCCCAATCCTCACCAAGACGCTTGGCATCGCATACAACGCTTACAACGGCGGCAGGTGTGCCTGCCATAACGAATATACCATTAGCCGCACCTGTTGTCGTTACTGCTGCATTAGCTGTGCCTGATAGCAAGTAAACCAGGCTTGATGATGCGGTGGTCGTTGCAGATATCGCTGCTGGTGCCGGTGATGTGCGAAGCCTTGTAAGCTCTGCCGTATCGGTCACAGCAACGCTCACAGATGCGTCCATTGTTCTAATAGGTGTTATAACGGCGGCAAAGTTAGCAGCACCTGTTACAGAGCCTGCCATCTCACGGATGCGTGTGTTATCTGCCGTAGCGGATGCGGAGATAGATACCGCTGCTGGCATTTCAATGGCAAACTGTACCTCTGCTGCAACAGTGATTGCTGCTGTAGCAGTGCCTTCAAAGTGCTTTACCTCTAGCTGGTCTAGCTGGTCTAACGTCAGCCCATATGCGTCTAATTGCTCAAGCGTACCCCAATTATCTAGCTGTTCTAGGTCAGGGTTTGACCAATCAACTTTAGTAAGCAGTAATGCGCTATCCAGAGAGTATGGAAGCGCATCAATACTGCCAGTAAAGTTATCTAGGTGCGGGGTGCCTGTAGCCATCAGCTACACCTACGCTGCTGTAACGTCTAGGTCGCCAGCAGAAATCTTTAAGATGTCACCTGTGTCAATCAGCTTTGCAGTGGTAAACGCACCGTGGATAAGCAGGTTGCCGCCAGAAGATGCGTCAAACAGCCCAAAGTGGCTTACTGTACCCCAGCTTGCTGTGGCTGCTGAAAACTCAATAGCCGCGCTGTTG